CGATTAGTTTTGCGCCCTCAAGTTGGTGAGGAAATGCCCACTCACGCCATGCCGCAGAAGCAGTTAGCGCATCAAATCTAGTCGAGTTCTCAAGGAATTCCTTTTGAATCTTTTCAGACTCAAGAGCCACGCGAAGTTTCTTACTAGCCTCATAGACCTGACGCTCATACTCACGCTGAACGGTACGGTCATGAGCAAGGCTTGCATCAATCTCTCGCTGTTTTGCGCTTAGAGCATAGATAGCCTCGTTATACTTAGCGCGTAGTTCTTCAACTTCTTCCTTGATAACCTTAAGTTGATTTGTTCTGTCGAGCATAGTTTCTGCGTGTTCGCCAGCCTGCTCAACAATAGCCAGATATTCTTTACCAGGCTCATAAGCAACTGAGGCTGATGGGATAATGTGAAGTTCATCATCTAGACGAACTGAAAGAGTAGCCTGGAAAGCAGCAGGAATTTCTGGCTGCTGAGTTTCTTCATCCAACTCTGCAATGTCCCAATCGAATTCCATTTCAGTACTCACATTCACAAATGAAGATGCCACGCTGCCACACACTAATGTGTGTGCTGTAACACACAATTGTGAAGTCCATTGACTTACAGTAATTCTGCCACTGGTCAAAGTTCAATGACTTCCATGCCCTCTTAGTTTCAGCAGCCATTATCTTATCCTTATCTGGTTCTGGTTTGTATCCGGCCACACTATAGAAAGGCCCCATAACTAAAAGCCTGTGATTTTAGTTGTGATAATCTATAGTGTGCCGGATTTTGCCCGGATCGGGAATCCTTGACAGGATTAAGGCGCCCGTCCAGAGAGCCGAGGTAAGGATTCGAACCTTACAACTAAGAAAACCAAGACCATTGAATTTTCTAGCACCAGGTGATATGTCAGGCATCTGTACCATTACAGGAACCCGTAAGTTCCAGACTATATCCTCGGCAAGTATTTAGTTATTACGTCAGGTTGCGAAGATATCCGAGAGTACCGAGAACCTTGGCGTGCTTAACGCCAGCAACGATGGTCTCGATAATAGGTCCGTGGTTGAGGTAATCCCAACCAATAACACGAGCCTCAGGATTTGTACGGTCAATCCGGTCGAGTGCCTTGTGCTGCTTCTCTGACAGGTCTCGATTTTCCACGGTTAAACTCCTTCTCGTAGTATTTCAGGTCGGCTAGTAATGCTTTACGTGCCCCAGGTCTGAGGATATTTGCGACTGAAAGATATGCAGTTGTAAGTCTATCGAAGGCGGTAGCGATTTCGCCAGCGGTCATAGCGCGCACGTCTTGCTGCGGCACGACTACCTCCTAAAGTTTTGGTAGAGAATCGGTCACTCACTCGTGTCATCACTAACCACCTCTTCCGTCTCATCCTCATCCTCAGACAGACGAGAATTTAGAGCCGTGACAATTACACTCATGAGACCTGTGTGAAGGTCAATAGCCTCACAGTGACTCACGAGAATGTTAGTGATTTCTTTCTGAGCATCCTCGGGATCAATACTGCTCTCATCAACCTTAGTGGTAAGTTCTGAGAGAGCAGTATAACTCTCAGCAATTGAACCCATCATATTGTTTTCAACTTCTTTGCCCATTACCTCAAGAGTTTCAACAGGCGCGAGTCCAACAGCGAACCTAATAACCTGCATAAGTTCGTCACGAGTTGCATCCATTGAAAGTACTCCGATAACATCGGTCTCAGTCTCGTCATTATCCTGAGTGGTAGTTTCGGTCTGGTTGTCAGTCATTTTTAGGCATCCTTGTCTGTGTGAGCGGTACCCTACCATCCTAGCGCGTGGTATACCGGAAATCAAGAGGTTTTGCTGTTTACTTTATTAAAGTTTATCACTGATAGTTCTGTTTGCCTCCATGTAGTAGAATCGGCGAAGCTTTATGTCAACAGTGCATCTACATTTTAAGTTAGGACAGATTATCCAATTGCATGGAACTTTACCTGGAATTTTATCACAATGGTCTGTGAACATAGCAATTAGTTCATTGCAATTAGGATTAGGGCAGCGAGATGGGAGTAAATCACTGCTCATGAGTTCGCCATTCTACATTAAATGAACTAACCGGACAATTAGGATCATCACAAATAAAAGACTGAAATATTCTATTACCTTCTTGATAAGAGGGTTGATTGTCTGCTTCATGTTTACATGCTGGACAAATAAGTCTTCCTGGACGTCGCTTCATGAGTAGATAACCTCTTTTACTTGGGTATTCCAAATAAGATGAGCGATACAAGCATCACAAGGCTTGCTATCACAAAGGGCATAAGGCTTTTGCATACCGTAACGAACTACATAAAGAGTAGTATTAGGAACATTTCGATGAGGAATAAAAGAAGTCGCAGCCACTTCAGCATGGACAGTAATTCCAGCCGGATTTGGTGTTTCGCCATCTAGGCCTAGATTTGCAGGATCGTTACGAAAAGCATTAATGCCGACAGCAAGAACACGGGCACCTTGCATTAGGACTGCACCATGCTTTTGCTTACAAGTACTTGTTTCTGCAATCTTTCGAGCACGCATCATGCGTGAGACTACTGCTTCGCTTGTCTCTCCTGAAACAAACTGTGTTAGTTTAATTTGACTCATGGCGCCATATTCCTATTCACAAAGTCACCAGTGCAAAGCCAAGCCTCATATGCTTGACTGTATTTAACTGAGTCATCACGTACGCCACAGTCTTCACACGGTAATGGTTCATCACCACCTAGTAAAGCCTTTATGTAGGCGACACTAACTCCAACTGTAGGAAATTCCATTACCAGCCTCGGCTCCAATATAGTAGGTATATATTAAGTGTAATGAATGCCCACCATGCAAGTAGCAAACCTATTAAGATAAAGAATGATTTCAGACTGAGAGGTAGATTTTTAGCAGTTATTATTCCAAAGAAAACACCGCCAACTATGCATAGTATAAAGTATACTATCCAACTAAAAGTCTCCATTAGTCTATGTCACCATCCTCCCAATCATATTCACAGTATTCGCCACAATTCTCACAGTGATTCATACCGCAATCTTTACAGTAATAAACCTGCGGGCCTTTGTCATGACATACTTCACAGTGATCAAACACGCCTGCCATGATCTACCTCCGTCCAAAAACAATGTGTCGTTACCATTTTCATGATCTGATCGAATGTATGTGTATGTCCAGTGGCGCCACATGGGCAGGTATATGTCCATCGCGGACCCCAGAATTCAGAGATAAACTTTTTACGAATCTTTAGTCTCTGTTTCATCATTCCTCCAGATGACTGAATGCTAGTGCTAGTGCCAGAATTAGTTTAGATGTAGATTTATCTACTGTATGATAATCCTCTAGGATTGCTTCACTAGGTTTTTGGAGCCAGAGTATGAAGTTCTCATGAATGGCTTTTGGGTCTTTGAATTGTCCGACAGACTGTTTTAAGAATGATGATAGCATTTCTAAAACTGCTTGTCTGTCTTTATCACCTGGAAATGCAATAGTCTCTCGTCTAGATGATTGTTCTGTCTGTGCATTGGCTTTATAGTAAAGTTGATATGCTAGGAGCGTATCATTATCTACGTAGTATGAATAAGGTTGTAGCCTTTTCCTTGTTCGGCTAATTCCCCAACGAATCGCCTTAGGTGATTCAATGGCACGATAACAGGTAGCGCGCGACATTCCAGTCGCTTCCATTATTTCAGGAACTGTCATCCCTAATTCTGGGGTGATATAACCTATTGTTTGTAGGAGATTTGCAATCTCCATTAAGCGTTCGTCAGTTTTCATTATCACTACCCATATGAAATGTGGGATCACTACCGTGGTTATTACTATTCCAATTGTTGCTATCGGTGTACCAAGTCTCTTCGACAGTAACTGATTTCTCCCAATCAATATTGTGCTCACTCGTACACCAAACATGGTGCATATGTTCTGCTAGATAGCGTGTAACATCACGACTCTTAATGAGTTCAGTGATACTCTTATCACGGGTACGTAACTCATTACGTAGTTCATTAATAACAGTAGACTGCCGTTCGTTAGCAGCAGCACCATCGACAATAGTGGCTTCCAGCCGATTAACTTGACGCTTACGATCACGAATAGCCATGTCAAGTGAGTTGATGTGTTCATCCTGGTCAGCAAGACGCTTCTCTAATTCAGTAGCGTAATTAGCATTGTCTACTGCAATATTATAGAGATAGGCATACTCGATGTCAGTATCGGACAAATTGTGGGCTTGTAGCCATTCCCAATCCATAATAATTACCTTTCTCAGTCTCAGTTCGGGCAGGGTGCGTCTGTCTTAAGACGTATCTAAGTATAGCAGAAAGGTGAGACATTGAACAAGAGGATTCTCAAAATGGATTATAGGACACTGAGACGCTTACTTAAGATACGTCTCAGTCAGTCTTACAAGTGTAGGATTCTGTACAGGGTGTGTCTCACAAAACCACGGCTCAGGGTCAGAGGGTATATTAGCCCTTTAGGGCGTTATACCCTGGCCCCACCAATTATAATCGCTGGAAAGGGCTCAATTATCTGAGTCTGTCCCACCTAAGCAAGGTAGGCGAGAAAGAGGGGCCACTTTTATTCTACAAATACACCATATGGATACAGCATAATTCCAGCCGATTCCAGTGCATAATTCTAATTCGCCTGTCGGCTCGCTAAATGTGCCCAGAGAATAACCAGGTCAGATAACAGCGACGGCGTTTCCGCCCGATTTCCGGAAAAATGGCATGAGATAACCCCCGACCCTTTCGGATCGGAGGTTATCTCAGCGTCTGATTACTTCGGCGCCTTAGGCGTGAAAACCAGAGCGTACTCGCCACGGAATGACGTAATCGTAACCGGCTCGGTCAAATCCTGAGAGCCGTTAGTCGCGAAAACCTCGTCCACGATTTCGTGAGAGGTAACCTTGTTCCACTTCTCATCATCCGCGTGGAGAGCATTAATGCGCTCGCTGAGAACAGTAGGCGTGCAAACTCGCTTGCCGTCCACAGTCTTAGCAACGCTCTGGCCGTTAAGAGTGATCTCATCAAAGCGAGGCTTCGGCCGACCACTTGAGGCATGAGTTCCAGCCGAACTTCCGCCACCAAGAGTCTTAACCTTGGGAAGTTCCGAAAGTTGCTCTTCGGTCGCGACGTCCAAATCCACAAGCGACTTGCGCCAAGTGCGGAACTTCTCAACGTGAGACTTATACTCCGCAGTCTGCGCAGCAGTCTCCTCCTCGGAAAGTTCGCTCTTGGGAAGAGTCGCCACGACAGCGGCGATAGCCTTAGCCTCATTGGCAGCGAGCGAGGCGAGAACCTTATCGCGACCCTCACGGAACTTTTCAACCGTCGCGCGAACCTCTTCGGGAACCTCTGAAAGTTCAGCCTTGGTAACGAACTTCTTGGCTGTGCTCTCAGGATTGCCAGCACGGGCGGCCCGGATGCGATCAGCGATCGCGTTAGCCTTGGCAGCGCTGGCGACAATCTGCTCGTGAAGAGCGTTAAACAAAACGTTGTCCGACATGATGACTCCTGTATCTGGGATGCGTGGCCCGGATGGCCACTAAGACAAGACTACTCGCTGAGGCATACAGGTCAAGTTATCTGGGGCAGCATCTCACATAGTGGACAAGATTTGTAGGGCGAGTTTGGTCCGGCCGATTCTCGCACGAGTCCGCATGGTGGACAGCATCTTGTCTAGGGTGACCGGGCTCCACCCGATTCCATAATAGGGACGTTATTGCCCAAATTACACTTGACTTGAAAGCATACCACGATATACTAAATACATGCCCAACACAATTACCCGTTATCGAAAAGATGCGGGACTCACAGAGCAACAATTAGCCGACCATGCTGGTGTAAGTCGTGACTATATTGTTAAGTTAGAACAGACGATGTATGCCACACCCAGCGGCAAAGTTCTAGAGGTACTTAGTGACCTCACTTATTCCCATGAGAATGACATCGAATTAGAATACCTGCATGAGTACAAGATTAAGCCATCACAGTTGCCTGTCGGGTTAGTACCTAATTGGAGGTTCATCAAAGATGTGTGGCGAAGCGAGTATCACACCCATCCCGATAGAAATCCTCATAGAGTACTTCGAGAAATTATCGCCAGAGAAGCCTCACTTCCTGGCTCACAAATCAAATGGGCCAAGTGGGGAAACATACACCCTGCGGTCCTTAACAAGTATGAACTTGGTAAAACAACCAGAATGCCCGTTGCAGTCAGAGATTGTCTCATCAATCTCGGAGCAACTGCGGACATATTATCAGAATTAAACGAGGCTATTAAAAGCTGGTGTGAGGATGACTGAAACTACTTCTGAGGGTACTCCTGGGTACTCCCCAAACAGGCTGCCCAAGGGTGTTTCGCAGGATCAACTGAGGCGTGTCCTGGCTGCTGCTGAGATTGCTTACAAGACCAAACCCGCAGGTCAACTGCTCCCTAGCATTGATGATGTGGCTAGACTCGCAGGTACGCATAAGAACGTCGTAGCAAAGGTGGTAACTAGTGCAGAAGGAAAAGAAGCACTACTCAAAAGAGGAATTAGATGGACTACTAATATCAACCTTGCGGGAATACTCACCCCAGAACAAATCTTTGCTATCTCTATTATCACTGATCCTACTAACAGACGAACTTTTGGAGATAAACTCAAACAGGCTGGTATCTCTCATACGCAGTACAAAGCCTGGCTTAAGAATCCTACTTTCGCTAGTAAAGTAAGTGAGATTGGAGAGTCACTTCTAAACGATAATATCTCTACAGTACATGCTCGATTAGTACAACGTGCTGACCAAGGTGATATTAACGCGATCAAACTTTTCTATGAAGTCTCTGGTCGACATGACCCATCACAGAAACAAATGCTTGACATTGTCAAGATCGTGGGTCTAATCTTGGAGGTAATCACCAGGTATGTCAACGACGTAGAAGTTCTCAAAAAGGTCTCTACAGATATTGATACTATTCTCAATGGTGGTGTTCCGCGGGGGTTGCAAGACCCGCCTGCGAACTATATCTCCCCAATAGTAGACGCGGAGGTGATAGAAGATGGATCTTCACGTATGGATTCTAGTAGTGTGCATAGTGACTTTGGCGCTGGTGATTTTCGGCCGGTTCCGGTAGGCACACACCCACGATTAAATGCAGTCCCATCTACTACACGAGTAACATCGGAAGTAGATGGATCAGTTGTAGTCCCATTTGGCTTTTTTGATCCGTTACCAGAGGAACTTGAATGAGTACTCTTCAAACTCGAACCCAACTCATTCTGCCTGATGATGGCGGGCCAGGTGGGGATGACACAGTAAACGTCACTACACAACTTGCAGATTCTATTGACTATCTGAGTAATGCTGTAGGTATTTTTGACTACACAGGCTCTCAACCATCTACAGGCAACTTTGTTGGACGCCTGATTCGAAATACTGCTACAGGCGCTATTTATCGCTACACCGGTAGTGGTTTTGAAATCTACAAAGATACTAAGTATCAAACCTACCCTGTAACTTGGACCGCGCTAGGTGGTGGCGTTGCACCTGGTGTCGGTAATGGTAGTCTTGCTGGTAAATTTTTTAGGATTAGCCCTAACTTAGTACGTATCGTAGTTGAACTTAGTACAGGAACTACTACTGTAAATGGCACTGGTGACTATCAATTTAGTGTGCCTAGCAATGCGCTTCTAGAAAAAACACTAACTACAGTCGAAACTGGATTTGAAAAGTGCTATTTCTATCTCCCCACTACTGGATTCGGAGCCTGGGCTCTCGCTGGCGGAAAACTACAAGCCGGTGCTCTATCTCCAATGGCAGTTATTACTGGTACTGATAATAGAATGGCTGGCATTAAAAATGCTTTTGTAGGTGCGGGTGCAGGTTCGGGTACTCCGCAGATTCCTGGTCAATTTACTATGCCTTCTGGTGGTGGTGCTATTATACAATGCTCTGTCCTTGCTGAGATGACATAATGACAGATAAACAAAAGCCATCTTCACAGGCTGTCGAAGATTTTCATAGAAATGCTGACACAGATGGTACTCGAAATTCCCTTCACCATACTCTCGGCAGCGGACGAGGGCAAGCCTCTCCTGGCGACCATTTGCACGATGGAGGAAGTTCCAAGCAACTTATGGAAGGAATTTCCATCACAGGTGCTAAGGGCGGAAATGTGGCATTGGCAAACCTCATCAGTCAACTGGCAGCCGTATTGGGATTCACTGACAATACTTCATAATGGCTAGAAACTCACGAGTGAATCTGACATACGATCAGATTCTAGAGCAGATTAACGATCGCCTAAAAGAACAGGCTGTTCGACCGAATCTCTATGCCTATGTACCTCATGACAAGCAATTTGCTTTCCATAAGTCAGGCGCCAAAGTAGACCTTTACATTGGAGGTAACCGAAGTGGTAAGACTACTGGCGGTGCTGTCGAGACTTGTTACGCTCTCATGGGCCGTAATCCGTATAAGTCGACACCCCCTCCGCCTGTATATGGTCGTGTGCATTCTGTTGACTTTCTCTATGGAGTGGCAAAAATCATTATGCCAGAGATTGCTCGATGGCTGCCTCCCTCCTTTCTTAAGAACGGGTCCTGGGAAGATTCCTACGACAAAGAACTTCGCACTCTCACACTAGCAAATAAATCACAATTAGAGTTCAAATCATATGAGCAGGACCTAGAGAAATTCGCTGGCACTTCTCGCGACTTTAACTGGTATGACGAGGAACCCCCGAAGCACATCTATAACGAGTCTCAGGCGCGGCTGATTGACCGTAATGGTAGGGCTTTTATCACCATGACCCCTGTCGAGGGCATGACTTGGGTTTATGAGGACTTATATCTTCCGGGGTTAAATGGCGATCCATTAGTTCATGTGGTCGAAATTGAGATGAGTGAAAACCCTCACTTGAGCAAAGAGGCTCGTGATGCCTACTTATCTACACTCGATCCCGATGAACGTGCCGCCCGATCCCGCGGAGAATTTGTGGCTGTGGGTGGACGAATTTTCAAAGGTTTCAACATTCACGACAATGTACGCCCTTTCTTTATCCCTCCGAAGGATTGGTACTGGTACGTTAGTTTTGACCACGGGCTTAATAACCCAACAGCTATTTTATGGCATGCTGTTAGCCCGAACGGTAAAGTGGTCACTTTTTTCGAGCACTATCAAAGCGAGTGGACAGTAAAGCAACACGCTGAACGTTATTGGGAAATTGTCAAAGAACTTGGCAAAGAACCTGATATTCTTGTAGGTGATCCTGCAATGCATCAGCGTAGTGCAATTACTGGTACATCAATTGTACAAGCATATGGTGAGTTTGGAATTTACATCGGTACAAAACTATCTGATGTAGATTCTGGTCTTAACCGGATGGTTGATTATTTACGCAAGACTCCTAGGTTCGGTAATGAGTCTACTTGGACTATCACAGATAACTGTGCCAATCTTATTACTGAAATGAGGAAGTACCGCTGGAAGACATATGCGTCGCGTAAGAGTTCATTCGAAAACAATAAACTAGAGCAGCCACATAAGAAAGATGACCATGCAATTGATTCGTGTAGGTACTTCTTCACAATGATGCCTGATCTGGCTCCTGTTGTAGATAATGAACCGAAACTAATTCAGAACGTACTCGGCGCACCTTATGGAGTTGACCCCACTAAGGATAGATGGGATCAGCGTTCTAAAGTCCCAACCGGCGGACAAGCATATAAGAATGATATGCCACCTAGCCAAGAGCACGAAAATCATTGGAAGGAGCAGGTAGGAACAGACTTGTATGCACTAGAATATTAAACACTTGTATTCAGTGCGCTCTGTCGGTTTATACTATGGCTACCCCGCGCTTGTGGGTAAGTCCTCATTAGGAGTAAATAATGACTGATACTGTTCCCCTGTTTAATCCGAATGATCGGCTTGCAGGGCGCGATGGTGGTCCGTATATGGACCTAGAGCAAGCAAAACTTGCTGAGCAGCGTCGCGCTGAAGTTGAAGGCCGTGAGCCCGATTTAGATAATCCTCCGGCATTTGCTGGTATTCCTCTTAATACTGCTGGTCAGCAGGCTCTTACTGTTGGTGTTGCTGGTATTGCTTCTCAGGAAAGCCGCAACTTCACTGATGATGATGTTACGTTTGCTGGTGCTGTAGATTCTGATAAGAATCTTCTTCAGCCTTTCTCCGAGCGTGAGCAGATTGTCGAGGATGACGTCTCAGGTCCCGTATTTGGTGTGACTGATCTTAACCCGGCTGCAAAGCCTACTGGCCCTCACGCTGAAGGTGGGCCTAAGGAAAATGAGGGTAAGGCTGCCGCAGATGCAGTAGTAGGTAATACTGCGGATAAGGTTAATACCAACACAACTAAGGCTCGGACACGTACACGGAAGCGTGCAACTACGGCTGAAAAGACAGCCGCTAAGTCCAAGTCTAATAAGTAGGAAATTCAATGACTGATCCGTCTCCCTCTGAAGTTAATGGCCGTTTTAAGGTGCTCCCAGGTCCGGCCAATCTTCCAGGTAGTTGTGGATGCTGTGGTGCCGTTAATCGAGAAGTTGTGGATTTCGGTCTCGATATCCGATTCTTTGGCACGCTGTACCTATGTAAAGACTGCCTAACGGAGGCTGCTTCTCGTATTGGGATGGTGCCAGAAGCACGTCTTCAAGATAATCAGAGGGAGACGGATCAAATTGTTTGGGCTTACCTGGATGCCCATAAACTAAAGGTAATTACTGATGAGCAGCACCGACTATTGGTTTCCGCTGTTGATGGTCTTTCAGATTTTGCTCATGGTGGCTCTCTTCATCTTCCTGTGGAAAGTAATGGAGAAGAGTCGTCAGGAGCAGGAGAAAGTTCGGGACAACTGGCTCTCTTTGATTTCGACGATGCTGGCAACACATTCGGCGGAGAACTCTCAAGCAGCGACTCTTCTAGCAGCGGGCGATCCTCTAGCGTATCAGCAGATGCGCTCAGTAGACTTGAGTGATCAAACAGATTCTTCTCCGATTGTAGATGTATCGGATTATGGTGAGACAGTTAGATATGCTGAATCCCACGGATTTACTAAGGATGACCTAGATGAGTTCACAGCCGATGATGGCTCCGGCCACACCTACGTCGGCTGACGCTACGTTTGATGCAGCCACGATTGAAAAACTTAAAAAGAGCAAGGATGCATCTAACCTTGTATCTTGGGTAAATGAACAATATACCAAGATGAAAAGTGCTCGTGAGCCTTACGAGCGTCAATGGCGACTAAATTACGCCATGTACAAGGGCAAGCAGTATCTTGCTTATACCAACCAGAATATTGGCTACAACATGGGTGGTGGGAGGCTTATTACGCCTCCTGCTCCCCCATATCGCGTTCGTTCTGTACGTAACTTGATCAAGCCGATCATTCGTACAGAACTTTCTAAACTCACATCTAATAAGCCTAATGCAAGTATTGTTCCTTCCTCGAATGAGGACAAGGACCTTTATGCTGCACAGGCTGGTGAGCAAGTATGGGAGTCTTTATACTCTACTAAGAACATGCACAAGATTTTCACTCGTAGCATGTTCTGGCTGACAATTTGTGGAACGTCCTTCATTAAGGATTGGTGGGACCCAAACGTCACTGAAAAATGTGGCGATGTGGTCTACCAAGGTGATATCGCTCTTGGAGCGGTTACCCCGTTCCACCTTTTTGTGCCCGATCTGATGGAAGAAGAAATTGAGGACCAGCCGTGGGTTCTCAATGCGTACACTAAATCTGTTGAATGGATTAAGTCTACGTATGGAATTGATCTTGCAGCTGACACTGTGTCGGCAAATGAATTGCTCGGGGATTCATTTTTCCACTCGGTGAAGGATAATCAGGCAAAGCCTGACTCTGTGCTTGTTAAGGAAATGTGGTTTAAGCCTAACGCTCACAAACTATTTCCTCAGGGTGGAATGTGTACTGTAGCGGGTGACACTCTTGTTGGTATGTGGGCTGACAGCATGCTTTATGCTCATGAGGAATATCCATTTACTCGGTTCTCGCATATTCCGACAGGGGAGTTCTACTCTGATTCAGTGATTAATGACCTGATTCAGCCTCAGCGTGATTATAACCGTACTTCTTCACAGATTATTGAGTCTAAGAACCGTATGGCTCGGCCACAACTTATGGCTGAGAAGGGTTCTATTGACGCGAAAAAGATTACGACTGAACCTGGTCTAATTATTGAGTACCGCCCAGGTATGAATCCTCCGAGCCCACTACCTCTACAGCCGCTCCCTAGTTATGTGCTACAGGAACTAGAGCGCGCTAAGGCTGATATGGAAGATATTTCTTCTCAGCATGAGGTTTCTAAGGGTCAAACTCCTTCTGGTGTTACTGCGGCCACTGCTATTTCGTATCTCCAAGAGCGTGATGATACCGCTATGAGTACGACATATCAGAGCATTGAAATGGGCTATGAGAAGATTGCTAAGCATACTCTCTCTCACGTAGTTCAATTCTGGGACGTGCCGCGTGTTGTTAAAACTACAGGTACTAATGGATTCTTTGATGCTATTACGCTCAAGGGTTCTGAAATTGGTACAGGTACAGATATTCGGATGGAAGCCGGTTCTGCTCTGCCTATTTCTAAGGCAGCCAAACAGGCATTCCTTCTCGATATGATGAAGTTGGGCTTCCTTGACCCAGATAAGGGTCTGGAAATGATGGAAATGGGAGGCGTCGAGAAACTTTACGACGAACTCAAGGCCGATGAAAGGGCGGCAGGCAGAGAAAACCTGCGTATGGCAGCACTTGAAATTAATGCCATCCAGATGCATATGCAGCAAGTTGCTACAGCGCAGGAACTATCAGATCAAATGGCGCAGCAGATGGCGCCACAAATGGAGCAATCACAAATTGCTCAGACTTTGCCTGGATTACCACAAGATGTAACAGACCCGAATAATGCTATGGCAGCAGTTCAGGGTTTGGAGCAGATGACGCAACCGACAGATGCACCGCCTGAAATGCAAATGGACCTTGGTTTTGGTCAGGATGCACAGACACAAATGCCGTTGCAGATTCCGCCAAATATGGTGGCTGTCAATACCTGGGATAACCACCAAGTACATATTGAAGTACATAACAGGTATCGTAAGGGTCAGCAGTTTGAAATTCTGCCAGATCAAGTTAAAGCACAATTTGAGGCACACGTACAAGCACACGCAATGGCTCTTAATCAAGCCAGTATGAATGCTATGGCTATGATGCCTGGCCCGAATCCTATGGACAACCCACTCGGGGGAGCCCATAATGGTTCTGGCACGCCAGTAGGACCACAGGGTAGTAATCAGTTTGGTCCCCCTGGTGATCCGTCACAACAAGGAGGACAATAATGGCTGACCTAACTCTGGGTGGGTTTAACGCCAGCCCAGTATTCGTTGACAAGCGTCGTGGTCGTGGTGGTACGGGTGCAGATGTAGTTGCAGAGGCTGCTAATATGCAGTCAGTTTCTCTGCTTAAGGCACGTCTTACTGCTCTTAGTGCAACTTCGTATACCGCTGCTCGTCTCGCTACTATGACCAAGAACGACCTAATTTATGCTCTCCGTATTGCTTCGGCAGACTCGGCTGGCATTAAGTAAACACTTGTAGTCCTAGGACTACCCGGTATTACAATGCACATCATAGGCTAGGGCCATCCGGTACAGCCACCACAGGAGAATAAAATGAGTGACACTACTGGTGTCGAAGGGGTTGCAGAGTCAGCAGCCGCGCAGCAAGTTACAGATCAGGCAACAGAAAATCAGCCTCAACAGGTTGATCCTGCTGAAGTAGTACGGGGAAACCCGGCTTGGGGAGAAATTCTCGATAAAACTCCCAAGGCGCTGCATCCGATGATGACGCCAGTGTTTGAAAAGTGGGACAAGAATTTTCAAGAGGTACAAACTAAATATGCTCCGTACAAGGATTTCGTAGACCAGGGTATTACTCCGGATCAAATCGGCCAGAGTCTACAGGTACTACAACTTCTTAATAACAATCCTCGTGCGGTCTATGACCAGATGGTTCAAACATTTGGTGAAGAGTGGGGCCTTACTCCGGCACAAGCAGAAGCGGCCGCTCAGCAAGTAGTTCAGGGCCAACAGGAAACTCCTGCCAACTTTGATCTTTCGCAGGGTCAAGACAGTAATGTTATTGACATTGAAAAAGATCCTCGTTTCGTCCAGATGAAGCAGCAGGTTGATACTGTCGCACAGTATCTTGCTGGTGAGATTCAGGCGAAGCAGCAACAAGAAGTCGAAGCAGCACTAGATCAGGAAGTTGCTGAACTAGAGGGTAGGCACGGTCAGTTTAATAAGCAGATCGTTTTTGCTCTTGCTGCTAATGGAATGCCTTTGGAACAGGCAGTCTTGGCTTGGAAACAGGACGTGCAGCAACGTCAGCCCGCTCCTGGTTCTAATTTCCCTCCGGTAATGACTCCCGGTGGAGGTTCGCCGTCACAGGCTGTTGACGTTACGGCCCTCAATAACAAAGACACTATCGGGCTCGTAAAGAGTTGGATCGCAAACGCAAACAAGGAGTAAGCGATGGGTGCAACCCTAGCCACTGTCGCGGCTATCTGTAAGGAAATTTACGAGCCGCGTGTCCGGAAACAACTAAACGATGAGGCCAAGACTCTAAAGAGGATTCAGAAGTCCTCGGATGGTGTCGAATCTAATGTTGGTGGTCGATATGTGACCTTCCCAATTCAGACTCGGCGCAACTCGGGTATTGGTGCTCGTAACGAACTTGAAGCACTTCCTGCGGCTGGTCAGCAGGGTTACACCTCGGCTCGTGTTGGTCTTAAGTACCTATACGGCCGTATTAACCTTTCTGGTCCCACAATTAAACTTGTGGACACGAATGCTCAGGCTTTTGCTTCTGCCCTTGACCGAGAGGTTAATGGTATTAAGACTGACCTTGTCAAGGATCAGAACCGTCAGGTTTATGGTGATGGCTCAGGTGCTGTCGGTGTTCTAGTTACTGCTGCGGCTTCTAACACACAGACAGTACTTAACTCGCAGTATCTGCAACTTGGTGAGCAGATTGATATTATTGACGGTACTACTCTCGGTAACCCTAACCCTACTGTTAAGGCTTCTAACCGACAGATCACCGCAATTAACGTCGCCACAAACCAGTTTACATTCGATGGTGCGACTCAGGCAGTTGTCAACGGTGACATTGTCGTTCGTACTGGTAACGTAAACCGTGAGTGGACCGGCCTTGCTAAGATCGTAAACAACACCGGTACACTTTATAACATTGACCCAACTGTTGAAGGTACCTGGAAGGCTGAGGTCGATTCTAACGCTGGTGTTAACCGCGCTCTCTCTGAGGGTCTTATGATCCTTATGGCTGACCGTGTTTACACTAACGGTGGAAAGACTACTGCGATTTACGCTAACCTTGGTGTTCGGCGTGCATACTTCAACCTGCTTTCTCAGCAGCGTATGTACACCGGTACTAAGGACTTTGGTGGCGGTTTCACAGGTCTTTCATTCACTACTGACAACGGTGATATTCCGTTCTTCACTGATGTTGACGCTCCCCCGAACACTCTCTACTTCCTAAACGAGGATGAGTTTACTCTCTTCCGTGAGGAAGATTGGTCCTTCGCGGATATGGACGGCAACATGTGGCAGCGTGTTATCGGGTTCGATGCTTATGAGGCATTCCTCTACCAGTATTCAGAACTTGGTTGTCACCGTCGTAACTCCCAGGGTGTTATCAAGGATATCACTGAGGGCTAAGCCAACTAGCCTTAAAGGTGGGCCGGGTCATTTAGGCCCGGTCCACCTTTTGGTATCTAGGAGAAGAAATGCCAGCACCTGACCCGGCTGTTGTTGAACGTCAATTTTACCTCAACTTACTTGGTTGGTCTGTCGACGATCTTACATACTCATTAGAGGATTTAAAAGAGCGATTCAGGCTTTCTAAGACTATTACTGGTCTTGATACGAATATTCGTAAAGAGGTAGGTAAGCCACTTGCAACTAGTATTGCCACTGTATCAGGTGGTGGAATTGTTGCTACAGATACAGGTGATGGTGGTATCTCTCTTACCACTACGCCAACTTCTAAATTAGCCAAATGGTCTTATCTAGAGGCTACATTCCTTAAACTTGTTAATGCTGCTGCTCTTTCTGTTGTTACACCCTTACCTCCTACTTCTTCTGGAACTGCTGGAACGGCTCCTACTGCTGCGCGTGGTGACCATGTTCACCCACTCGATTCTGCTAAATTATTTGCAATTGGTATTGCAACAGGTTCTCAGGTTTTGATGGGTAAACCTGGTGGTGCTGCTACGCCATTCCAGGTTAACCGTGCTTTGTTCTCCCCTATCTACCTGGCTCGGCAAGATCGAGCACCAATGAACTTTAGCAAGTTCAGTATGAATGTAGCAAATGCTGCTACTGCTGGTGGCGTAATTCGTTTTGCTATGTGGAAAAGTAACCCTGCTACTGGTTTTCCAGACTGGACTCAGAAAGTTTTTGAATCAGGAGCCATTTCTTCAACTACCACTGGTATGAAGGATTATGTTGCTTCTGTTGGTCCACTTCCAGAAGGTTATTACTGGTGTTCATTTGTGTGCCAGACAGCCTTGGCTGGGCTTACTTCAATTGACACAGGAATTATGTTCCAAGGTGGTAACCCAAGTCAGATGGCTGAATACTACTATCAAGATGGAATTAGCGGCGCATATCCTGGCACACCTTCACCTGCTGTAGGTGGAGACGGTACTGTTGGTATCTACTTTACTTTCGCATAATGGTTGATCCTGTAGGCGTCTCTGGTAACCACTCCTTTTTGGACAGTGGTAAATTTCTCAATGCCTTTTTTCCGGGTGAGGCATTAACATTTACTCTCACAGGTGGTGGCGCTGCTGCCACTTATGAAGTACGTGATTATAATGGTAATATTGTAGTAGCCAATACTGCTATTAGTGGTGGCACCATTACATTACCTGCTCTTCCACTCGGTTGGTATAAGATTTACCTTAAGCGATCAGCAGATTTTGGTATGCCTTGGTTCTTTGCTGGTGGAGAACTTTGTTTTTGTATTGTTAGGTCTTCTTCTCCGCTCTTGGCCCGTCCGGCTCAAGGAATTGCATATACAGTAGAGACTAATGATTTTGGTCAACACTACCCTGCTCGTGGATTCTTTGGACTCGGACCGGGACGACACAAGATTGATGATTTAACAGCCCCTAGTCCTACAGCCGCTAATATGGCAAGCAGTATTACATATGAATTAAGTAATAGAACTACCGATTCTGCTCGACCCTTTAAGCCAATGGTTGCTCATCCTAATGGCTATAGCGGACAATCTGCTAATCTAACTGCTATCGTACAACAAGGTGTTGCCGCAGCAGGAGGTCAAGTTTTTTTTGAAGGTCGAAATGAACCTAACATTGGTATTGCTGCGGCAACGTATGCAACTGAACAAAATGCTTTTGCTGCTGTAGTTCATGCTGCCCATGCAAATGGTAAAGTTCTTGGACCTGCCACTCTAAATATTTGTGGTGACCCTATTAACTCGGGCGGGCCTAGCCTAAACTGGATTAATAGCATTCTTCCTCTTGTCGGTGCTAACTTAGATGGTATTTCTTTCCATAACTACGATAATCCTGGTGGAGCACTGGCTGCAAATCGTCTAGTATTTGAACGATGGGTTGCTGTTCTCACAGCAAATGGCGTTCATAACAAACCTCGTTGGAATACTGAGTTCGGTTCTCAATTTGCTGTTGCGTCCGGTGCTTTTATGCCGCATGTTCAGGCTCGACTGACTATGCTAGACCTGCAAATGCACGAACAGTACTTAATTCCTAAAGAAAATACTAGTCTCTTTTATGATAATTCTCATGGATTCTGGGGTTTCCCGTCATTCTGGGTAATGCGTGAATATAGTGCAGGTCAGATTACACCTCTTGGCCCACTTATGCGTATTTGGGCAGAAGAACTGTTCGGCAAGAATTTCTCAGCCAGACTTGATTTTGGCTCTGAGAATGATTTGTACATTGGATCACGATTCACTGCTGCTGGTGGTTCTTCTGTCATTACTCTGCAATCTGGTGGTGGTCATTCTGGAACAATGGCTATTGCAATTACCGGTGCAACTAGTGTAGTTAAATCTGATGCATGGGGTAATCTGACTACTCTTAATGCAACAGATGGACTTGTCTATACAACTGTAGATGGACTTCCTTGCTATATTCGCTGTCCTGCTGGTGTTACTGCTACACCTGTTGCAGTTAATTACGGTATTGAAACCATTAAGTCTCAATATTCAACTGTGACTGCTACTCAAAACTCGGCTACTGCTGCTCTTGCTTCCAACGGTAAACAAGATGGTTCATCAGAAATTTGGCCGCATGATCAGTATGTTGAAGATTGGATTGCTACAGGACAGGTTGTTACTTGGCAAACTCTTTATCCGAAGATGACTGGATTTAACAAGGTAGTAGTAACTTGTCCTTTCCCAACTAACGGTATTTCAACTCTTGTCAATTTTACTATTGAGGCTAGAGGGATTTTTACCCCTGGTGTTTGGCAAGCGATTGCTGCCTGGACTTTGAATCCTGCTACTAATCAGGTACTTTGGACTTCCACCAATGATGCAGGTGGTTGCTATGTAGATAATTTCTATGACTTCCAAACTCAGTTCCCTGTAAGGTATGATCCGGCACTCTATGCTGATGGAATTAGACTTGTAGTGCAAAAAACTACCTATGGTGGTCGTCCTACTCCTGAGTGTTGGAACCGACAATTTCTACAAATCACTGGTAGTCCGACAGGTGGAACATTTACACTAACCTTCAACGGTAATACCACTGCTGCTATTGCGTACAACGCAACACCTGCACAAGTTCTGGCAGCGTTGCAAGCCGCTACTGGTGGTTCTATTTGGGCATCAGTTCAAGGTTCTACTTTGGCTGGTGGAATTTCACTAGTTTCAACATCTATTGCAGCACTTACCAGAACAAATAACTTTACTGGTGGAAGTTCACCGAACGCTGCACTTACTATTCCTGTGGGTGCCAATCCAGGTGGAGATATGTTCTTAGGTGGTCCTGGTATAGCACAGATTCGTGAAGTACAAGTATACCTGAATGAATATGATCTAGGGAAGCAATTTGCTACCCAGGCACCATTCTTCCCTGCGATTGTTTAGGAGAAAGTAATGCGACGTAAGACTTTATACGCTGCCTCAGCAGTTGATGTTAAAACTACTTTAGGTACCACTCCAACTTTTGATGTAAGTGAGTCTAAAGGCCTACTCTTTCTATTTGAACTTACTGCATTATCGGGTGGAACTACCCCTAGTGTTGCTGTGAAGTACCAAGAACAAGATGTAGCAGGTAACTGGTTTGATATTACCTCTATTATCTTCACTCCAATCACTGCACCAGGAAAGGCTGTTCAATTTAATAGCTATGCTGGGTTAAAAGGCAGAATTCAGTGGATTATCGTTGGTGCTCCTACGACTGCAACTGCTAATATCAGTATTTATGCGGAGCCTATTACATAATGAGTACTCCTATTATTACTGGTGCAGGCATTGAACTTTCAGCCAATGCTGCTCGTATTGCTGAAGTTATCAAGGATTTCGACGATACTCTAGAACTACAGTGGATTCCTCCTGCTGAGCGTAGTGCTTTTGGCATTGACTATGAGCCATATCGGATCGTTCAATTCCATCCGAGTTATGAGCCTTACACAGTTATGTGGATTCGTGAGGATCAACTAAACCATCGAATCATTCAGGCTCTTTTCAAGGCTCGTAACGCTAATATTGAGGAGATTGAGGCTGAAGAAGCCGCTAAACGGGCCATGAAACTGCGTGAAAAAATGGACCAGGAAGCCGCTGATGCAGAGTTTACTACCTGGGCTATTCATCAGAATAGGACTGTCAAGCACAACGGCAGAAAGTTTGAATAATGGCTCTGGCACCGATTACAAAGAAAGCGCAAGATGTATACAACTACGTCTCGCGTATCTTTGGGGATGAAGCAGCAGTCCAGGTCACAAGTTCTGACGTGCTCACCTGGATTAACATGGGCCAGCGGGAGATTATTCTACAGAACCCTGCAATTAAGGCTACTGCTAGTATTAATCTTCTGTCGGGTGTTACAGTATATGATCCTTCGGCTCTTGATATTCTACAAATTCAGTCAATTTGGGTAAATGGTACGCCTGTTGAGCATAAGACATTCCAAGAGGCTGAGCAATATATTATTTCTCAAGACACAAAGAACCAGGCTCGTGGTACTCCGGTACTTTGGTATGATTGGGCAGGTAGTATTTACGTCTATCCTGCACCTGATAATGACTATCCAAGTGGTTTGACTGTGTTTTACCTAAAAAACCCGGCTCAGATTACTGCAATGACTGACGTTCTGACTGTTCCTGATCAATTCTTTAATGCTCTATGTCAGTATGTCATGTCTCAGGCTTATGAACTAGATGAAGACTCACAAAACTCACAGTTCAAACTTAGCCAGTTTCAACAGGGCCTTGATCGACAGGCCGATGAACAAGAATCACAGCGAGCGTATTACCCTACAGTGACCACTTTGTATGATGATGACGACTGGATTTACTAATGCCAGGATCGCCCGTACTTATTGGCCCATTTGTTGGCGGTATTAATACATATTCTGAGCCTACTCAGATTGCCGACAATGAATGCCAAGAACTAATCAATTTTGACATTGATTTGGATGGCTCATTGGTGAGTCGTCCATCTTTACAAACGATGCCGTCCCCTCCTGGGCTTGGTAGCAATGTTCTTGGCACATATACAACTACAGCAGGGTCAGTTTACTTTGTAATCATTGATGTTGCTAAAAACCTTCGAGTTTTTGACGTAACTTCGGGTGCTCACCTCTACACAATTGCAACAAATATCGATACACAGGCTGTAGTTCAGTATCAGAACAAACTTTGGATCATTGCTACCCCAAACTCGGCTAATCCTGGTGGAAGTTGGGACCCTGTAGGTGGATTTACCGCAATTGCTGCAATGGCTCGTGGAATTTCCGCAACAATGTACAAAGAACGACTTTTTGTGGCTTCTGGTAGCCAATCTACGACCCCTTCACGACTTAACTTCTCTGCTCCCGCAAACTTGAGTTCCTGGACAGCAGGAACTGACTTCTTAGACGTAAATAACGGGGATGGGCTGAACATTGTTAAAATCTACGCTTTCGGTGGCAGGATCGTGGTTTTTAAAGACCGTGCAACTTATACATTTTCTTATGACTCTCAGCCCACGCGAGGTCAAACAGAATTGGTCGCGGCGAACGTAGGAATTGTTAACGTCAACTCATTTGCTGAGTTTGAAGGCGTTATGTATATTCTATTTGGTAACATTCTCTACAGTATTACCAACTGGAATTGGGACCCTCTAAATGTCAAGGTACCATTCGTCATCTTCAACGCTGTTGCCCGTACTACATGGAGCGATTCTTCGATATCCGTCGTTGGTAACAGACTTATCTGTAGGTATTTTGACACGTTCTACATTTTTGGGCTTCGAACCCGAGCATTCAGCACATGGCGATTTGCAAACGGTAGCGATCACACCCCTTCGCACTTCATTTCTTATCCCTTCTTAGACCCTACGACTAATGCTTATTTCTGGGTAGCAGGATGCTATGATAATGGTAAAAATGCATGGTATAAGTTCCTAGATACTGTTAATAAAACTACTGGTGCTGAAAACTTTACATGTAGTCTTATTACTAAGACCTTTGACTATAAAGTGCCGTATACTTGGAAACGAATGTTCTGGTGGGGCGCTGATATTCTTGCTAAGACGACAGTAAGTTATCGAGTTCATCCTACTGCATATAACGTACCAATCAAATGGTCACAGATTAGTAATGGTGTAACTAAGTGGTCTGATCTTAAAACATGGGCTAAACCAATTGACGTCTCTCTAGATGTTACAGATTCAGTCAGTACGGCTAACCCTAGCGGAACTCGTATGTTCCAGAGATTGAATAAAGGATTGCGATTCCGGCAAATCTCTTTTAAACTCTCCACAACAGTAGATGGAACTACTACTACTGGTCCGCTCCGAGTATTTAGCCTAACCGCCGTTACTTCCAGTAAGGCACTAGTAAGTAAGAAGATTAACTAATGATTGATGAAGATCGTTGCTATCATTGCGGAAAACTTCCGGATGCTGACGGTGACCACTCATGTCCTTGTCCTTATTCTGATGAAGATTGTCCGAATCATTCCAAGGATGATTAATGGATCCTAATTTCCTGGCCTATCTACAAGGCCGAGGCATGGCGTTCCAGAAGTATGCTGCTGGCGCAAAACAATATGGTAGCCAAGGTGCTCCAAATGTGGGTCCGACTAACTCTCCTGAGGGTTATGACGAGCGAGATTTACAGGCCCGTATGAAGCGAAACGCAATGCTTCGCAGAATGCAAGCAGGACAACGTGGGGCGTATATGCGTCCAGCATGGTTACAACCCGGTACAAGTAGGAGCGCATAATGTATGCACTTGAAAATGAAGGGCCTACTAGAGCATCAGTAGTTGCACCGGCTGGGCCTGCCCCAAGTTTCGGTGTTTCTGGATTTAGTCCTGGTGCAAAAACTGGTGGCGGCCGCCAGCCGATTCAAATTCGTCGAATTAGTAGGGCTCCGGCCCCTAAAAAGGCACCGGCTCGTTATACTCCGGCTTCCCCTTCTAGACCCCCAGCAAGAGTAGGTTCTGGCCCTACAGGTGCTATTGCTCCGGTAACTCAACCGCCTGCTCCTGCTCCGCCATCAGTAGATGAATGGCTTGCTGGTGATTCTACTTTCCAAGGCCAGAATAACGCATTGTCTAAAGCGTGGGCTGATTATCAGAACAACGCCAAACTACAGACCGACCAATACACTGGTCAGTATAATACGAACAAAGATCAACTAGGCAAGCAAAAGACTCAAGACTTTGGTGCGCTACAGGATGACTATGCATCCCGAGGTCTTATGACTTCTGGTCTTTGGGCTAAGGCTAATACTGATTTTGAAAATGATTACTCCACTAAGTTCGGTAACCTAGACACGGCTAAGGCTGACTTCCTTTCTAATCTCCTGGCTGCTCAGCAGGGCTTTCAGAGCGATCAGCAGGTTCAGACAGATAAGGCTCGCCAGGACGCTATTAACCGTCGGGCTGCACAGTACGGACTATAAAATATGTATGCACTTGAGAATGAAGCGCCTTCACCGCTTACAACGGCTGATGTTCAACGAATTATTGCTCAAGCCCAAGCACAGCAGGCTACAGCAAATGCCGGTAGTAGTGGTTTTGTTGGTATGCCTGATTTTACACCTGCACCTTACAGTGGTCCTTCTGCTCAGCAGATGGCTTCTGAACAATTTAGTCCTCAGTTTCAAGTTCTACAGAATATTGTCAACCAGACTAGTCAGCGATATGACTCAGCCTATAATGATTTAGGTTCAGTCTATAATCAACTTGGTGATAAAATTGCTGGCCAAGGTGATCAGATTCGCGGGCAGTATGATAATACTGGTCAGCAAGTAGGCTCAGCCTATAATAATGCAATTAGTTCTGTGTCTAATCAGGCTCAGCAGAATCAGTCTGCTATTGCTGAAATGCTGGCACGTCTAGGACTTGGTCAGGCTGCTAGTAGTTCTCTAGGTTCTATCGGGGAACAAGCCCAAAAGCAAGTAGGTTCTCTGGCTCAAAATATGGCTAGCCGGCAGGCATTTAATAGCCAACAGGGGCAGAATGAAATGTCTTACAATCAGCGAACTGCCGACAATAGTCGTCTCGTAGGCAAGAATGCTCAGCGGGATGCCACTATGGCTAAGCAGACTGCTCTGTCGGGTCTTGATAATCAGCGGCTACAACTTACATCGCAGCAGAAGGCTGCTGAAAACCAGTATCAACAAGCCATTGCAAAAATGCAGCAAGACTCTGCTACTAATGGTTTTGATCAATGGTTTAAGATGCAGCAACTTCAAAATAGCATGGGTCAGAATGCAGCCCAGAATGACTTGGGCCAGGCTAGACTTATGCTTGATACAGAGAAGTTCCAGAATGATGTAAACCAGTACAAGCAGACGAGCCAACTTAATAGTGAGAAGGCTCTAAACTCATCTGGTGATGCCTATGCAATTCTGGCATCCCGAGCCGGTCAGATGTTTGGCCAAAATAGTCCGCAGGCTGCGGATGCTGTTCAACGTATTATGCGCGCATATCAAACTGCTGCTGCTGATCATAATGGAACTGCAACACTTTCTGATATTCAACAGTATGCTGCGTATAACTCGCAGACTCCTGCTGAGGCTCAGGCAATGATGGGTCTTGCAAGTCTTTGGTATCAGCAACTAGGTAATAAGCAGCCCT